ACTCGACTTATTAATTCTTTTACACTTATTGAATGTACCGCCATATTAACTTACTAGCTGTGCTAGTCCCTTATCATAGTCTTGTTGAAGTTTAGCTTGCTGTCTTTCATACCAAGTATATTCAGTTGAGTCTACAGATAGTCTTAACTGCACTTGATTTGAATAAGCCGAAGCTATTGCTATCTTAGTTTGTATTTCATTTGCGTAACCTTGTGCCGCAGATATATAACCTTGAGCAACTGCAACTTGAGAACTAACTTGACCACTCCTAGCTGCAACTTCAGATGCAAATCCTTGAGCCTCTGATAAAGAAGCTTGAGCTTCAGCTATATAATTACTACCAGCAGAAGAATATCCCTGAGCTGTTGATAAGTAACCAGAGGCAACTTCTATATCATCATCATCTACTTTGGCATTTGCTAAGTCAATTTCTGGGTTTACTAAATCAAATTCAATATTAGCTAAAGCAACCGCAGTATTAACTCTCCCTAAAGCAGTTGTAATAGCAGCAGTAGCAGTATCAATAGAATTGTCTACATTGGTAGCGCTTTCAGCTAACTCTGTAACTGCACTATCAACTTGAGTATTTATATCATCGCATATAGCTTGAGTTTCGTTAAGCTCTGTATTTACAGCTGTTAAAGCTGTAGTTATATCTGAGTTGTTTAATTTAGCTGACATTAATTGTTGCAATGCTTTTATAGAAGAGTATAAGACTACTAAGTGCTCCGCTTCATCTGGGAAATTTGCTATGGTAGATACAGCACTTGCATCTACAGTAGGGTAAATAACGTGATGAACTCTTCCTACTTGACTAGATGTAGGTAATGGATAAATCTCCAATGTGTTATCAATAATTAAATATGCTGGGTCTGTAACACTTGCTGCTTCCATATCAGAAGTGTCTTGTATTCTACCTCTTTTATAAACAGGGACTAACCTACAAGGTTGGTCTATAGTTCCATCATATCTAAGAACATCTAAGACTAATCCTTTTGTATCTAAAGTATCAAGACTAGGGGTAACATTATTTAAAGTAGAAACATCAGCACATTTTAATAATAATTGAGGAGGTAAAGAATTTATTAACTCTTTACATCCAGAAGTCATAAAATCATCTAATGCAGATTGGTCGCTAAACGAACCTATTAAATCTATTATTTGAGTATCAAAATTCTCCATTAAACAACACCTGCTTGACTTGCTTGTTTAATTCTGTCTTTCCAAATTTTATTAGTATTTTTATTTCTACTTTTTGCTGACTTTGCAATATGGTCATCCATACTCATTGTCGAAAATTCTATATCACTTCTCTTACCAATCTCACTTTGCATAAACATATTAGTTGTGTATGCAGGCTCAGAAGCTTTGCTTCCACACTCTCTACAGTAGAACCATTGTTCTGGGTTTGGACTTTTACATTTTACACAATTCATATTTTCCTTTAGGATTTTGGGGGTCACCCTTTATTCGATAACCCCCACAGTTCCGTACTGTTAACTTTATTTATTCAGTTTATGATGTAGTAAATCCATCGTTAATAGCGGATAAACCTGAAGCCACATACTCTCCATTGAAAAACATCATCTCTATATAGTCTCCTTTTTGAGATGCTGCTTCTACGAGTATATTAGATACTTGAGTACCTGCAGTTGAGTTTCCAACATCGCCACCACCATCAAAAGCAACTAAGCTAATGATAGCACTTCCTGCCGCAATAGTAATATCTGCAGTTGGAGTCTCTTCTTCTACGATAAACTTGTAGTAGATTCCTTGCTCTGCACTAGCCGCTGTTGGAAGCGTAATTGAATAAGCTCCGCCAGCAGAATCAAGCATAAAAACCTTACCGCTATCATCATTAGTTAATGTTCTAGCTGCTTTTATCGGTTCTACTTTTAGTTTATGTCCACCAGTATTGCCACTATTTTCATTTAAGTAACTTGCTCTAGCCATGATTAAACTCCTTCTAAGTTAATTAAGTAGTGAGTCTCTGGAAGACTAACTTCTAAACCAGCTTCAGTCATAATCATATCCTTACGTAAATCCTCATCTGCTGATTGTACGTTAGTCATAATTTGAGTATCACGGTTAACACCGTTACCAACTAATGGTCTATAAGCTACGTTGTCCAAATCAACCATACATAAGAAACCTGAAGCGTGCCCTCTAAATAAAGGCTCTTTGACTAAATTCATTTGTCCATGAATTGTGTCAACACTTAGAATCTTATGACCGTATGAACCTTGCTTTTCAGAAAGGTTGTAACGAAGATTTGAAACATCGTTTACAGCAGTTGAAGTTCCAGATTGCATTGTAGTATTCAAGAAAGCATCTGCACCTAGTTTATTAAAGAATGTAATAACAGGTAAACTTGCTAATGCTAACTTTGAATCTCCACCACCACGAGCTGGGTCATAGACAACTTCAAAATCAGATAGAAGTCTGTCATACGTTAGTTCGCCAGCAGTAGCACTTCTAAAGTAAGGAGCTCCTGAAGAGTAAGATAAAGCATCATCATTTATTACCGATGTACCATTTTTGATAATGTGACCTGCAATACCTTCTGAGTATTGTATTCCACCAACGCTTGCACGTTGACCAAAAAGCATAGCTCTTTCGATGTCTACTTTATGCTCACGTAGTTTAAGATTCCAAATTCTTTGGAACTCATCTTCGTAACCACGGTATCTAGTTGCTCTAGCTGTGTTAGACATTTCACATGCTGTTTTAAAGATTTGGGTTAAACCAAAATCATCTTCTAACTCTTGTGAAAAAACATCTGGTGCTCCAGAACCTTCTGCGAAAGATGTACCGATAACTTGGCAGCTTGTATTATTTGCTCCTGTTTCAGCTCCATCTATTGCTGAGATTGTTTTACCAACAAAACTAGTAGTAGTTCCATTATCTACAGGTGCACTTTCAATCCTGACTATTATTGTTTCAGGTGAACTGGATTCAGTATAACCTACTGCAAAAACCATTCCCTTCATTAGCCAGTCTTGACTTCCGTCACTTGCGTCTACTGTGTATGTTAGCGAAGAACCCGATACTGGAATAGAATGATTACCAACAAGTAAAAAACTTCTGTCTGTCATTGTTATTTTAGAACGGTCTTCTAAAAATCGGAATTGTGGGTCGTCCGTAGGGACTTTAGCTACCTTTGAAAGATATACGAAGAATGGAGATTCCTCTGGAGCTAAGTCAGCGACACGGTCTGAGAAGTTGAATAATCTCCGAGTATGATAACCACTTTGTGGTTCACCCGGAGTTCCAACATTTACAATTCCTGAATTGTAATTTGCCATTTAAGACTCCTTGAGTTAATATTGTTTTCTATTAGATACTCCCATAACTCCAGACCATACATTGTCCATTTCATTAGGTTGCTCAGGGCTAGCACCTTGTACGACTCCAGCCGTAGGTGCAATCTTCTGAGTCCTTTGAACAGCTTCTAAGTTAGGAGAAACTTTTTGTTCTCCCCCCTTATACTTTCTATATACATCAACTAACATATCAATAGGAAGTTCATCCCTAGGATTTGTTGCAAATTGTATAAAGTCATCAGCCATTGCAGGGTCATCAAAACCATGCTTAGTAGCAAGGTCTTGTTTTAAGTTATTAAGAGCCATCTGTTTTTGTAATCCTGAGAATTGCTCTTGAACAGCGTTATTCACAAGATTCTTTTCTTGGCTTACCCTCATCTCATACGAAGGTGAACCGGGTTTGTAGTAAGCTTCCCAAGGGTCAAAAGCATCTTCACTTAGTTGCTCCTGCTTAGGTTGCTCCTCTACTTGTTTGCCTCCACTTAAAGTGTTTCTCATAGCTTCAACAACGTCAGGTCTTTGTTCTAAAACTTTACCTAACTGTTGATACTTGCGAAGTTCCTCGACTTCATTATTAAGCTTGTCAAAATCTGCTGTTTTCCTGTCATACATTGACTGAAATTTCTTAGCGTCATCAATAGGCTGTTCATATCCCTGCTCTGCAGGTTGACCCCCTACTTGTTCTGGCTCAACAACTTGTTCTAAAACTTGACCTTCCACACCTTCTATTGTGTTAGCGTCTCCGTTCATAGCGTCTTCCATTTTATTCCTCGATTTCTTTTATTATTAGCATCACCTTTTGCAGATGTCTATAAAAGCAGAACCGTGGAAATGTCCCCACTACTTCTGTTTTCAATTTCTTACAACTCCTTCTTCTGTGTCAACTATTCTTTTTAGATTATCAACCTGAACTTTGGTTTTAAACTTAGTATCATTTTGAATTTCATTAAGCCTTGTCTTGAACTTCTCAGTTTCTGTCCTCTTCCTTGAGCTTACTGCTTCACGCTCTGCGGTTTGGAGGTCTCCACTAAGTTTCTTAACTTGAGCTTCTAGTTGTTGTACATAAGATTGCAACTGAGACATTTGTCCCTTTCGTTGTAAGACACCTTGTTTGTCAAAGATTTCAGTCTTCTTTAAAACCTCGACGTCGTCTACCAGATTCATCTTATAAGCCTCAAGGTACATATTGTATTCTGCTACCCTGTTTGATGGCAAAGTTGAACCGGATATGATTCTCACATCATAATGCCCTATCGTGATGTCGTTTTGTATGGCATTAAGTTCCTGACTTTTATCATCATACATATTAACTGTATACTCAGTAATATCATTATTTGGTTGTATGATTCTAAACGTCTTTGCGTAAGTATAGTGACTCTTAGCTAGATTGTAAACATTACGACCTAACCTAGTCAAACTTCCTTCTATATCCCTAAGCTTAGATTTACCACGAGTCTCACCCATTTCGGCAAGCATTGCAGTTCCTCTTACTGTCTCAGGAGCACCCTCTCTAAATCCCTGCATTAACTCTGGGATTCCCATACTTAAATCTATATAATGTTCTATTCTACTTATTAAGTTATAGAACTCATTAGATAATGATTGTGGGGCAGGAAAGTGCGGTGCACCGAATTCAGGATTATAAGGTATTACTGCGTTGGGTTTTGCCCAGTCCTGTTCCAACTGCCCCAAATCATCTACGCTCCCTTCCGG